GGCGCATGTACTGCTATGTGGCGACTCACCGATGTTACGGAGTCGACTCCCAGATTTTACATTCTGGTTGACAATAGACTGTCTAGAGGGTGGGATGTTAAAGTTGTGGTTTGAAAAGAAGAAAATAGTACTGGCTTTGGTACTACTCGCATCAAACATTTGTTGTAAAGGGAACTTGGTTATGCACTATAGGTTATGCATCCCACTCTACAGCGGATCCGGTGTTGAACGTTCGTTAGCTTTTACGGCGTAAAAGGCATCTCGTGCTGTCTGCGCCTCGGCGTCTTACATTCTTCTACTTTGTGACTAAATTCTTGTATGACATAGTCGACTGTTCGTTGTTCTTTGGATTTCTGTGATTAGGACATCCTGGTCTTAGTAAGCCAGGCGGAAGTTAAGTTCGGTCTCCTCTACTACTCGTGAGAGATTTGAGTACAGCTAGTTGTGGTAGGTATTAACAAGCAGCTGTTCGGTGTTTGTTTGTGGTGTTGGTGTTCTGCATCTGCCATTAATCGATGCGGCTTGGTTTCGAGGGCACGCCATGTATGCGTCTATTTAGCCCCCAATTTGGGTGTTTACTAAGGCTGGTTGTTGTTGGCGATCCTCTGCAGACTCACTACAAGGCGAGTTACGTTGTACTCTGTGGGATCGACCAGCGCGTTAACGCGCTGGGTGGGTGTGGCCGAGGGATCGTATGCGATTAATTGCTGTGCAAGATTAATGAGTTCAGGGCCTGTGTGCTTCTTCCCCCGAAAGGGATTCTGCTTAAGTGCTGCCACTACTTGCTCTTCAAGAGTGATGATGGGAGCCAAGGCTCCCATAAGGACCTTGGCATATGGCATCAATCGCATGATGGTTTCTCCGAAAACCCAAGCGGTTCCGGTTTCGTCCTCAATGATGCGGAGTGCGTCTCCGGCTTTTGCGGCCACGCTGACCAACAATTTGCTGGCACCGAAAATAGTGTCCTTGATGTTATCAATAGTTCCAATCAAGGCCGGTGTGGCTCCATTCAGCTCCTGGGTATCTACGGTAAGTAGCGGTGGCTGGTTGGTTCCTTGATCCTCGTAGCATTCTAGGTGGATCATACCGTTGAAATCTTGTTCAAACTCCAAGATGGAGGCGGAGCCAAGATTCGACACTTTAAAGCTCGTAGCGGATCCTGGGACGGCAGTGTAGGGAGATCTGGTTCCAAGTATATCACCAACAGAGCCTAAGGCCCTGCTTTCAGTTGATAGTGGTTCTGCCTTGGCAAGTGCTGGTACATGGAAGGTGATGTCATAATCCACCCATATCTCTCCTACGTCCCCAGTTTCAAATGGGACCTCTGTTGTTGCTACGAAACATGTTCCTGAGTCTGTCAATCGAAGGTTGCCAGTGTAAGCGCCACGAGTTGGAACTCGGACGAATAAATGACTATCTCTCGACATTTCAGAAGGATTACTCCTTACAGTAACGTCGGACCACACTGGCGTACGCATTGCTCCAGATGAATTTAACATCTCTGCCTTGTTAATGGGACCCACATCATTCGGATCATAATCGATCATTAATGCGGCAGTGCCAGGGGTAAAGGTGGATGTGAA